TTGGTATTAAAATAATAGCCAGTGGGTGCTGTGAATTTGATCAACGATCCAGCAGTAACGTACAACAGTGAGGTCTGGCTATTTGACCCCAATACCAACGGTGTTCCGCCCAATGGTCCTACATATCCACTGGACTCGTTGCTATCGGCTGTAACACTGTTCCAGACTACGTTGGTAGTGTTGGAGTAATACTTGATGTAATTGGTATAAAAGAAATTTCGTAAATCTGGACTGTTAAAAATATTGTAAATTTTATTAGATATCACACCTTCAATGTCTGATTGAGTTAGAAATGTAAATGTGCTTTGAGCTTTGTAATTTTCTTTGTACAAGATACCGTCATCAGCAAATAAATTGGTGCTAGAATATTTTCCAGTAGGATCTTTTAGATCAAAATAACGACTGATACCGCTACTGGTTCTATTAATACTTTTGACTTTAGACACAGCAAGGCTTGCACTGAGTGGACTGATATTGTAATCCTCGCCAGTAATCATGCGGTTCTGTGTGTAGTATGTTTGTGGTGCGTTTGTCTTGATACTGGCACTGGTTTCTGATGCTGTGGAATTAGACACAGTTGTGACTAGATTCAAATAAATTGTTAGTGTTTCTTGTTGCCCAGCATTGCTAAGGTAGTTGATAGACAAGCTGACATTTCTAATATCAGCGGGATTAATTGTATATGTGAGATTGTTGCCTACACGATAGTAAATTCTAAAATTGCCACGTGGCAATTTTCCAAAAATGCCGTCGCTAAATTGTAGACTCACTGCATCATTGAGACGAGTTATCACACTGTAAATTGTTTTGATACTGTTGCTGATGCTGTTGTAAATAGCGTTGCTGCCCACTGTGGAGGGAACTTGATGCCACAATGTATTTTCTAAACCAGTTTGGTTTAGATCATATAACCATACATCAGTATTGTTAATATTTTCTACAGGAACATCAACCTGTTGATTACTTGTTGGCTGATTGATAGTGAATGTACTAGTGTTTAAGGTACCTTGTGTAAAGCGAAAGAAAAATCCAGTACCAGCACTGCCTGCACCGTAGCCGTCATCTGTGTACACACATGCTGGCGCACGACCAATAAAAGGAGATTCTTCATAGATATAATCTTTATTGGCAAATGTAGTACTGGTAACTTCAAAATTCATAGTGTTGCCAGCAACTGGTTTAGAAAAACTAAACACTGGCACATCTCTGTTTGTTGAGTTAAATCTATATTGTGCTGTTGGGATACCGTAAATTTTAGCGTTGTCTGATGGCTTACCAAACTGCTGAGTATTAGGAAACGCTGCGTTCATGATTCTAATAAACTGATCATACCAGTTTGTGTTGGCACTATCGTTCCAGGTGATTGTTTGACCGGACAAGTTTCGCCCGTTGCTATCAATAACATTTTCAGTAGTCTGCACAATGGCAAATTTTAACAGACCGCTGGCCGCAGTATTTCTAGTAGGATTATAGCTGATTAGTCGCGCTAATCTTAGAACACTTTCACGACGACTGGCCAGTTCAAGAAAGTTTTCACGGGCATTTAAATCCACACGGAACGCTATGCTTTGGCCCACATACGCAATAAGATCGATAAGAGCAAGATATTCGCTGGACTCAATGTAATCGTTGAAATCTTCAGGAAAATTCGTACGGATATAGTCAATCATCGTACGGCGCAAGTTGTCAAAGTCGTAACTTTGGAAGTCAGCGTTCTTGAACGATCGATAAATCTTCTGCCAGTCTTCGCTGACCAGCAGGTTGTTTTGTCTATCCGTTGAGCTCATAATTCTATCCTAATAAGTGTATTTATTAGATAAAATTATGTGTGTAGTTAATTATACGGGCAGCAATCCGTTGGCTTGATCAAACTTTAATTGTAGATTTTGCTGTATGTTGTATGGAATATAGCGCAGTACACACTGAATTTGTAGGCCAGTTTCATAGGGTGTAATTAAAATATTGCTGGCATGTACACGGGGATCATGATTGAGAATTTGATTTACATTTTGCAAAATCAAGTCTTGGACATCAGGTGTTAGTGGTTCAAACAACAGATCCCATATGATGGTTCCAAAGTTTGGATTCATTAATCGTTCGCCCTGTCTTGTATAGAAATGATTTAAAATATCCTGCTTGATCAGTTCAAAATCATAAAGTCTAAAATTTTGTGTGTCCGAATTAATCGTGCTGAATCCTCGGTACATTTGACTACTAGGTACTGAAGTTTTTTTAGGAGCTTTGACTGATAAATTTCTATGTATACTCATAATCCATTCTTATTTAGCTGGGGGCGGAGGAGGAATAAATGTGTCTTGCCCGGTGGAATATGCTTTCCATGCTGGCGGTACTTGGATTGCCGTTGCAACTTCTCTATCAGTGGCATGAGGTTTGAACAGCGTGGCATCCAGGTTTTCGTGATGCGGGTAAGGCTCTGTTGTTGGAACACGGGCCATGATGCTGGTTATTTTTACGCCATCAGTTTCTGTTGGATTATCAATTGTTGGCAACGGTTCTGGTAATGTAGCAACGGTAGCCGCGCCAGCTGATTTTGCAGATGCGGCTGCTGGGCCGTTGAGATTGATGTTGCCTCCTGATATGGTGGTGTTGGCGGCGGCAATCTCGGCATTGCCTCCGGATGTTAATTTATTGCCGCCTCCGGTATTCACATCAAAGTCAGCTCCAGATGACAACTTGGTGCCGCTGGACACAGCAATATCCAGTCCGCTACCAATAGATATATTGGTTTGGTCTCCTGCCGTGACATCCCAGGTTGCTTCAAATGACTGAGTATGGGCACCAGTAATAGTTTCGTTTTGTGTGCCGTCCACTTGTATTGAAACATTGCCGTTCACTATGCAAATCTTGTCCATACCCACTTCAGTTTGATGACGTTCAGCAACTTTGAGGTTGAAATTCCTGCCAGCTTCCATGTTGATGTCACGGTCGGCATAAAAGTTTAAATCATTGCCAGTATGCACACTGATACTATCTTGTGCATAGATGTCAATCTTACCATCGCTGGACAGTTCTATCCAGCTGGTGCCACGACTGTTTGTTATGTAGATCAGATCTTCGCTGTTGTGCATCAGTATTTGATGCCCAGTGCGTGTTCTAATACGAAATAATTCGTTGTGCGGACGAGTTACATCACCGTCATCTTCTCCGTTTTCCACTCCAGCATAGTCTGGCGGGCCATCAGTAGGTGCTTTTCTACGCAGAAATGCTGCATCACCATCATCCATTACAAATGTGGTTCCACCCAGTCTACTTACGTAGGCATTCGGCACTGCCCATTCTGCTTTGCCAATATTTCCACGTTTGGCACCGTCTTGTTTATCCACAGGACCTGGTGTACTGATACCAAACACCATACTAGGTGCTTCACGACGTGAACTACTAGATGTAATTCCTCGGGCGTCATCAAACAACAGGCCCTGAGCATGCAATGCATCAGTAAACGGATGGCGAGGTTTTAAATTTCTATTAGGGTTTGTTGATGTCTGTGCTTCTTTGTCAGATTTGTTGTATTCAGCAGTGGGTACACGGCCATATAGTCCTTGACTGTCTGGTTCAACATCTTGTGTTACCTTTTGGGTAGCAGCAAGGCCTGGCATCATGAAATTCATTTTGTCGTCAGGCACACATCCAATCCAATAACCACGTTTGGGATCACCGTCAACGAATATAACCATCACAGTAGTGCCAGTATCGGGTGGCACCATCCACATGCCATAACTTTTTTGCGAGTTGTTGTAGTCGTTAGGGCTTCCAGTAGTGTGTTTGACATCGGTGACTCCGTAAAACGGAGTCATGTATTTTACTTGATGTAACTGACCTTCATTACTGTTATTGCCGCCAGGTCTTAAAATTTCTACTTCTAGTATACCCATATAGGTAGGATCAATATTGCTAACAACTTTGGCAAGATACGGACCAGGGCGAGGAGTTGGCTGGTCTAAACTGGAACTGTCTGGATTGAATTCTGGCATTTAAAATAATTTTCCTAAACCTTTTTTGAGCGCACTTGCCGCTGCAACTATACTGGTTGCACCCACTGCCAGTTTTGTTGCAGTGCCCAAGGCGCCTTGCAGATCATTAAGAACTCCTGCGGCTTGGCCCAATGCACCTGCAATATTTTCTGGTCCGCTACTAGGTGCGTTGGCATTGCCGCTGTCTCTATTTGTAGGATCGTTTGCATTCTTGGCGGCTTTGTTGCCGTACATTTGATCTTTGGTGCCTTCCACTTTGGCTTCGTATAGCGGACGTCTGTTAAGTTTTAACGTTTGAGTAAAATGATTTTTACTGAATTTACTAGTTGCCAATAATACTCTGTATAATCCGGTAAATTGTTTAACAGGACTGCCGCCTTTTTTTCCAAAATCATATAAACCTGTGCTTTGGTCAATGTCCACTGGGTTCCTGAAGTTGATCATGACATCAACTTCACCATTCAAGTGATTGATTGAACCGTCTGCACACAAATTCACATGTTCGGTGCTTTTGCTAACATAATTACCTGTGCCAGTTTGTACAATATAATACGGATCTCCAATGATTTCCATATTAAGATTTATCATATCATTACCTTTGGTAATGCTATCATGGAAATATCTACCAGCTCTGGACGACTGTGTCTCCACGCCACCTCCGCCTAACTTATCAGTGCCAGACATTGTTTTAACAAATCTAACTATGCTGGAGAAAATTCCAGGCTCAGTTTCTGGCGGTTTGCCAGGTCCCACTGGTTGAGTTTGTAAACTTGGTGCCGATGCTGGCGAATTACTAGGTGCAGTTTTGGCATCTTGTGTTCCGCTGATACCGTCAGCGGGCATTGCATTATAAAAGTTATATTTAAATTCAATATTAAATTTTATGATATCCACATTCTTACCTGTGTAGATATAGTTGTATTCTTTCACAGCTTGTTTCTTTAAATTTTTATATCCTATGGGTTTTACTCCTGCGGGAGTTGCTGCTGAACTGGTGTGTACTTTGTATGGCATAACTCTGTACACATGCACCTTGGCAACATCGCCTGACTTGTTACTAAATTTCAACGGGTAAGTTTGAGCGTGGATTGACCACCAATTTCTATAACCTTCGGGGCTTAGATTGTTAGGGTCAAGAGTCTTGTCCACAAATTCACTCATCATGATGACCTGATTAATTGCATTAGTTACGTCAGTATCCTGACTAAACTTCATGTCAGATTCTTTGGTGTTGATGGTGTTGGCGCCTCGGCGTGCATTTTTTCCGTCATTGTCATAGACTTTTTGGTCTCTACCTACTGGTGTATCTCCTTTATGATTGTCATCAAATTTCATCTTGGATTTTCCAATAGGATTTATGGCTGTAAATTGCACTAATCTATCAGGAGTTGTTGAGTTTGTGATTCCCAGCTGTCGTAGCACGTCAGTCTCTGACTTGGACACATCCACCGTGGGTTCATCAGTATTGCCGGTTCCGCTGCCTGCGGCTACAAGATCTTTGCTGGCTGCGCCATCTTGTGGAAACAATATCAATATCTTATCCTGGTGTTCTAATTTGTTTGTTTCTGCAACTTGTTTTAATCTTGCGTTGATAACTGTTTGCAAACTTTTTGGACCTGATTGCAGCATTTCAACAACAGATGCGCCACGGGCGGCATGGTCGCCTTTTAACTTTGAGTTATAATCCAACAAGGCTTCGTCATTATATGGCTGTGCTGTTATAGTGTAAACAGCGCCCTGCTCATTGACCTTCATTTCACAGTTAATTAATTTGACTGGTATATATCGGCTACACCCTGGTATATTTGATATTGCACCTGTTTCTGTGTTTCCTTTAAAATCTATTGTGAGCAAGAATGGTGCAGTTCGCCAGTTGACTTGTTTTTGTTCTTGTGCTGCCAATTGAAGTACATTGAAAAACATGCCCATGCTGTATGGTTCAACAATCTTCATGGTTATTTTGCCAACTAGATTGTTGTTGCTACCGTTCTCGTGACCTATTTGATGTTGCAATTCTAGATCTTCAATATAGAATTCAAACTTTCCCCACGGTGTACTTATTCTATCATCTGGATTGCCAGATCCTGACTTACAGATAACTTTTCCTAATTTTCGTTTCATGTAAGTGTTATCAGGATTGGCATAGGAATCCATTGATATAGAAGACAAACTTAAAATATAGTTGTAACTGGCATAGGCAAATAACGGATTGGGCAACGGCAAAGGTAATCCAAGAGTTTCTGGCTTGCCTATTGCGCCCAGTGCGCCAGCAAGTCCACCTAGGGCGCCTGTGATGCCGCCAAGGGCGCTGCCAATGCCACCCAGTGCTCCACCAATGCCTCCACCAATGCCTCCCAGTGCTCCACCAATGCCCCCACCAATGCCACCCAGTGCTCCACCAATGCCTCCGGCAATATCACCAACTGCTCCTTCAACTGCTGATAAACCGTCAGCAAGACCACCCTCTAATGCAGTAACCGTACCTGATACAGAATCTTTTATGCCAGAAGCAGCATCCATGGCTTTGTTTTCTAATCCGGATATTGTTGCTCCTGCATCGTCAAAGAAACTTCCCATATTATAATCCCAATGCTTTGGTCAGTTCACTTTTCTTTGGCAAATATATTTTTGTTCCTGGAACAAAATCTAAAATAGGATCTTGTATAACATTCATGTTGCGTTGCGCAAATACCCACCACAAATTTGAACTGCCATACAAATCGTGTGCTAACAAATCAGGTCTGTATGTGTACTGTGATTGTATAGTGTATAAAATATCAGATGCGCTGGCACTTACTGGTCGGATGCTGAGTACGTCTAGATAATTTTGAACAGTTCTTGTTGCATACCAAGGACTTGTGATTGAGTAGGTAGCCATGATTAGATATAACCAAATTGATTGTTTAAATACCCGCCTTGCGCAAATCGGTCTAGACTGAAATTACGCGAACTGTTTCTGCTGTACATTGGCATTAATTTTATAGAAAATGTGCTCTTGGCAGGCACGTGGCTTATACCACCACTGGTACTACCGCCGAGTCCAAGACTTCCTGCAATGCCAGCGATCTGGCCAATGCCACCGGCTAGCCCGCCAATGGTGCTTGTGATGTCCCCCACAATGCCGCCACCTAATCCGCCAGCAAGGCCGCCAATGGTGTTAGCAAGGCCGCCAATGCCGCTGGCAACTCCTTGAGCTGCCCCTGCTGCACTGCCAACCACTGGAACTCCAATATAGTCAGTGTCGTTCATTAGTGTGGTGCTGAAGCTGGTTACAACAACTGGTATATTTTTAAACACATAGTTGCCGTAGCCGTTGAGGAAAATAATAGGAGGTGGGTTGCCGGCCTTTGGATCAGATCCAGCAAACATTTTGGTAAGACTTCTTAAATAATGCACCGCAGCAATCCAGTATAGTCCCTGTGTGGCATCTTCCACATTCATAGGTGCAGTGATAGATATCTCTCCTGGGTCACTGTGTTGGAATGCTCTGAATGTATAATTGGTATGAGTAGTATTGATAGGAGTGTAAGTAGCTGAACTGGCAATTGTGATTTCTGGTGTGTATGGGAATATCAAACCACCAGCATCTTTTAAAGGAGCAAATACAGGACTGCCAGAAAATGCTGTCCATTTAGCCATGCTTAATCTCACACGCCAATCATTGGAATTTGCATCGCCGCCAAAACTAGCCACAGCACTGGACAAATCTCCAATTGCTTCGGCAGCATCTGGCAACCCAGACAGAGCCATTCGAGCTGCGCTGGCAAAACCGCCGTCTTCATATGCAGTGCCCACAGCATTGGCCAAGCCGCTGACTTGGTTAAAGGCGCCAACTCCTGCATTAATGACACTGCCTGCGCTATTGATTGAATCTAATAAACCTGCCATGATATTGTCCTTTTGGTAACATATTTAGTTGACTTTATTATGTGCGTAGTTTATAATGTATCTATAAGAGGACTGACTACGGATGACCGCAAAAGTAAATTACCTAAACAACAAGGATATGTTGTTAGAAATACACAGATCAAAAACTTCCTATTGCAGTTTTACTGATCCCAAATATCACCAATATGATTTGATTCTGCCCAGTGTGGACAAAATCAATATTCGTAGCATAGCAGAAGCCAAACGTGTTCAAGCCAAACGACAAGGCGATGCAGAATATCAGCGTCGTAAGGCCGCTGGAGAAAAAGTCAAACAGTCGGACTGCGAAGTTGACTACAAAAAGATTACCAAAACGGATGTGGTATTTAGAATCATGACATTTGATCATATACCATTGAATAACACTCGCAAAAAGAATCCCAAAAGTCTTGCTGATCATAGAGACAAAGTGAATTTTCCCCCGTTCCAGCATTGGAAATTCAATGATGAAGACAAACTAGTTTGTGTTGGCAAGAGTCATTGGAAAGGTGCGTTGGACACAGGACATTTTGACAAAGATGCGGGCCAAATCACTAACACCTTGGCACGAATGATGTTAAAATTGTGTGAGAGATATGCCACTCGCGGTAATGTGCGTGGCTACACATACAATGACGAAATGAAAGGTCAAGCAATTTTACAGTTGGCACAGATTGGATTGCAATTCGATGAAAGCAAAAGTGACAATCCGTTTGCTTATTTTACTGCTGCTGTGACCAACAGCTTTGTTCGTGTGATCAACATTGAAAAGCGCAATCAAAACATCCGTGATGACATTCTAGAAATCAACGGCATGAATCCTAGCTATTCAAGAACTGGTGCTGGTGAACATGCAGCTGCTATGAAACGTAACGATGAAGCAGGACCCACTGAATGACCCAATTATTTAAAAAAGTTGCTTGTTTTACAGACATTCACTTTGGATTGAAATCTAACAGCAGTGTACACAATCAAGACTGTGAAGATTTTGTGGACTGGTACATTGCCAAAGCCAAGGAGGAAGGTTGCGATGTTGGAATTTTTATGGGAGACTGGCATCACAATCGCAACAGTCTCAACATAACCACCATGGATTACAGTTTACGAGCATTGGAAAAACTGGGTCAGGCGTTTGATCAATTTTACTTTTTCCCTGGCAATCACGATCTATATTACAAAGACAAGCGGGATATTCATTCAGTAGAGTTTGGTAAGTACATACCTGGAATTACTGTGGTACATGAACCTACTACCATTGGCGATGTTACATTATGCCCATGGCTGGTTGGTGAAGAGTGGCGTAGTGTAGGCAAGAAAGGTGGCAAGTATATATTTGGTCACTTTGAACTGCCCAACTTCTTTATGAACGCCATGATCCAAATGCCAGATCACGGTGAGATTGGCTTAGACAGCTTCAAACAGTATGAGCTAGGCTTTAGCGGACACTTTCACAAGCGTCAGCAACAAAAGAACATGATTTATATTGGCAATGCTTTCCCGCACAACTATGCAGACACTTGGGATGACGACCGCGGCATGATGATTCTCGAGTGGAATGGTGAACCTCAATATCACAGTTGGCCGGCTCAACCCACATTCCGCACACTGAAACTCAGCGAGTTGATTGACGGTGCAGAAACAATTATCAAACCCAAGCAACACTTGCGAGTCACATTGGATATTGATATCACTTACGAAGAAGCCAGCTTTATCAAAGAAAAGTTCATGGCAGATTATGAAATTCGTGAACTTACACTTATTGCTGAAAAGAAAGATGTTGAGATCAACACCAGCATTGATGTACAAGCATTTGAATCAGTAGACCAAATCGTTAGCAATCAGATTATCAGCATTGACAGCGACACCTACGACAAAAATATTCTACTGAGCATTTATAACAGCCTATGATCAAAATCAAAGATTTAACAGTTAAGAACTTTATGAGCGTGGGCAACCAGACCCAAGCCGTAAACTTTGGCAAAGAAAACTTAACACTTGTGTTGGGTGAAAATTTGGATCAGGGCGGTGACGACAGCGGTAGCCGTAACGGTACTGGCAAAACAACCATTGTTAATGCACTAAGTTTTGCACTGTTTGGCACTGCGTTAACTAACATTAAAAAAGACAATCTTATTAATAAGATTAACAACAAGAACATGTTGGTTACACTGGCGTTCGAAAAAGACGGCACGGATTATCGCATTGAACGTGGACGCAAGCCCAGTGTCATGCGGTTCTTTGTTAACGATCAAGAACAAGAAGGCGAAGAAACTGACGACAGCCAAGGCGACATGCGTGAGACGCAAAAAGACATTGACGAACTGTTTGGCATGAGTCACGACATGTTCAAGCACATTGTTGCGTTGAACACATATACAGAGCCTTTTCTTAGTATGCGGGCTAACGACCAGCGAGTCATTATTGAACAGTTGTTAGGCATTACTATTCTTAGTGAAAAAGCAGAAAGTCTTAAAGAACTAGTTAAGCAAACTAAAGATAGCATTTTACAAGAAAGTGCCAATATTGAAGCGGCCAAGAAAAGCAACGATAAAATCCAGGTTAGCATTGATAGCTTGTTAACTAGACAAACTGTTTGGAACACTCAACATGCTAACGAGCTTGAAAAGATAGGTCGTAGCATTGTGGAACTTGAGAGCGTTGATATTGAAGCTGAGCTTGCGAAGCACAGCGACCTCAAAGAGTTCGATGAAAAAACAGCGAAGCTGCGAAGCCTGAATAAGGAACGAGCTACTTTAGATAGCGCGATAGCGCAAGCGGAGCGAAGCGTCACGAAGTATGATCGCGAGCTCGGCCTATTGGCTAGCAAGACCTGTCATGCCTGTGAACAAACTCTGCATGACCATAAACATGAAGAAATGAGTGCATTGGCTCAGAAGCATTTGGGAGAGGCCGCCACTTACTTTGACAAAGTATCAAAGGACCTGGAAAAGATCACTGCTGAGATTGCGGCTGTGGGTGAGGTGCCCGGGAAACCCAATACTTACTATGACACCCTGGAGCAGGCCCTTAAACATCAGAACAATTTAAAGACTCTGGAAAATCAACTGGTGCAAAAAAGCCACGAAACTGATCCTTACCAAGAGCAAATTGACGAACTCACTGATACTGCTATGCAGGAGATTACATGGGACAGTGTAAACGCATTGAACACGCTCAAGGACCATCAGGAGTTCCTGCTGAAGTTGTTGACCTCCAAGGATTCGTTTATCCGTAAAAAGATCATAGATCAAAACCTAGCATACTTGAACAATCGCTTGACTTATTATCTTGATAAGATGGGATTGCCTCACACTGTGTTGTTTCAGAATGACCTAACAGTGGAGATCACCCAGCTGGGGCAAGACTTGGATTTTGACAATCTCAGTCGAGGTGAGCGGAATAGACTTATCCTTGGCTTGTCATGGAGTTTCCGAGATGTGTGGGAAAGTTTGTATCAACCTATCAACTTGTTGTTTGTGGATGAGCTGATTGACAACGGCTTGGATGCAGCAGGTGTGGAAGGCGCCTTGGCTGTGCTGAAGAAGATGGGTCGTGAACGCAAAAAGAACATTTTCCTTATCTCGCACAAGGACGAACTGATTGGTCGTGTGAACAATGTGCTCAAAGTGATCAAAGAAAACGGTTACACGTCATATGCCAACGATTTAGAGATCAATGAGTAAGCACGTTGAACCCCGGCCGGATCAGGATGAGCAATCACATGAACTGCTCATGGCCGCGTTTCGAGAGTATTTTAAAGAAAATCAAAAATGGCAAAGCAAAGGCACCCGCAGAGCAGGCGAGAACATGCGCTACTGGCTAGCGCAAATTAGAATTATAGCAAAACAACGCAGAGAACATGTGCAACAATATCGTGTGCATCTGGATCAGACCAAGGCAATTCGCAAGGCAAACCAAGAAGGCAAGGATGTAGGAGAGGCAGACACTAACTAAGTGCATGTCTTGGTACTATGAAAATCACGTAATAGAAACGTTGCCCGAAGACTGTGTTGGGTTTGTGTATCTCATAACAAACACTGTCTCAGGGCGTATGTACATAGGCAAAAAACTAGCAAAATTTTCTAAAACCACTTACAAAACAGTGAAATTAAAAAACGGCACCAAGAAAAAAAAGAAAATCCGCAGCAAAATTGACAGCGATTGGCGGGACTAT